CAAGTATCGCGAAGAGAAGATGAGTGGCTTCTCCAACAACTACACAAAATATAGCTTGATGATTAGTACAATCAGCGACATGAATACCTAGTCTATGAGCTAAAATTGCTAATCCTATATTTTGAGCAGTAGACAAGTACATAGTAGATCCACTATCAAGAGCTTTAGGAGTAGATGAAGCAAAGATTCAAGCAAATACCGCAAGAGCACAACAAGCAAGAAGTAACATAATCTGATGATTAGATACTGCAGGGCAGAAATTAACATGATGAGATCCTGAAAGCACAGCATTTAAGACTACCAAACTAGTAGGTGATATATGACAAACAATTATTACTCCAAATGCTCCATGACTAACTAAATGAGCTTGATTTATAAAAGGAGCTGGACAATTAGCAAAGCAAGGACTAGCTGAAACAGTAAAGTATGCTGCAATAGCAGACCAAAGACTACCAACTAAAGAAGAACTAGCTTATTGAGTAGGTGGTAATGTACTTATAGGATGAGCTATAGCTTGAGCACCGCAAGCGATCAAGGCTATTAAATGATTTAAACCTATAGAATCTATAGCAAGGAAGATCACTGGAACTGCAGACGATTATGGAAAACTATTCAAATCTGCAGAACCTAGAACTAACCAATTAAACAAAGCAGTAGACTACAAGAACTTACAAAAAAACCATAATATAGCATCTGAAGAAATAGTAAAAGCATGATATAAACCAGTAGATACAGCTAGTAGAGCAGAAGCACACGCTAACACCATGAAAAAGATCCGAAAAGAAGAAATAGAAAGCAAGATCTGAAACAACTTTAGAATAAATCTTAATCCAGTAGCTGATAAAATAGACGAATTTGTATCTAAACAAAAAACAGCATGACTATTAAAGAACGAATGACAACTTGCAGAACTAAAAGCACAAGCTGATAAATTCAGGAAGATGTGAGAAGTAGATTGAGCAGATTGAGAGTTTATAAAAGAAATGCTTAACTCACAAATAAACAACCGATGAGATGCTAGCCTATGAGATGTTTACAAGAACTGACTAAAAGAAGCAACTAAAACATTATGACAATCTTTAGATGACACATTCAGTGCTATACCATGACAATTTGCAGAAGCTAAGAGAAGATTTTGAGCATTAAAAGCTACCTATCAGGATGTAGTAAAAGCAGATATTAAGGCACAAAAAGCTAAATGATTATGATTAGGTGAAACATTTTGAAGAATAGAATGAATAGGTGATATTGCATGAGCCATAGGATGATTAGTAACATGAAAAAACCCGTTGCCTCAATTAGCTAGTTGATTTGGTAAATTAGCAGTATGAAAAGTATTAGCTAAGATAAAGGATAAAGATTTCTTAATTCAAGAATGATTTGAATGATTATCTAAAAAGATACCTGTAGCTAACACAATTAATATATCTAAAAAAGGTACTCAATTATGACTACCATTGCTTAAGCAAACAGCCAAAGCACCTACAGCTATAACCCCATGATGAGTGATTAAGCAAACACCAGTAACTCCTAAACCTACACCAAAAACACCTCCTATTACAGTAGAGAAATGAGCCATAGGTATGTGAACCCCTAAAGTAAATAATACGCCTGTTATTCCTCCAAAGGCAACGGTTGCACCTAGTGTTTCAGCACCAAAGATTGATACATTCAAGAGAATGACTGAACTAGACAGTAATCCACTCTATAAAAAACTCACAGGAGGTGAAATATTATGATGAGGTAAAATAAAACAATGACTTTTTGAAACTCCATTATGAACTATAACTAATGAGATTATGGATGGTAAAGTAAAAAAATACATAGTAAACTGAAAGACTTATAATGCTTCTGATTTATGAGGGATCCGAGAAAAACAAGCTCCAGAAGTAGTAGCACAAGCAAACAAAGTAAGTAAAGCTATATCAGATCTGAAAGCAATAGAGAGTTGAAAAGGTAATGTAATGTGATCTAGTCTAAGATCTGTACTAGATGATCTATGAATTAAAGATGTTAATAGCATTCCTGAATGAACTGAATCCGATATATTGCAAATGGTAAGAGCTAGAAAGCCTGTAGCACCTAAAAAGTGAATGCCTAAACTATGAAAAGAGATTATGGAGCAGAATATTACTCAATGAGATGATCTTATAAGCGAAGCTAAGAAGTATAAAACAGCTGATGAGTTTGTTAATGACAATAAAAGGCTATTTCATACAACATCAGAATTAAATGCACAAAAAATAAATTCAGAATGATTTGTTGAATGAAAAAGTAAATGAATATGAGATAGGCTTGTAGATTGAGTATTTTTTGTAGACAATGAACTTCCTTTACCAACAATTACTAAATATTCTAAAGAGCCGTCGAATATAGTTAAATGATTTGTAAGCAAGAATTCTAAAATAAAAGAATTCAAAACAATGGATGATTTTGAAAACTTTTTATTGAAAGATGAGAAGTATATAAGTTTGGATGATCCTGACTTATCATCAAAAAGAGCAAAAGAAATATTTATACAGAACTGAATAGATGTTATTATAAAGCCATATTGAAAATGAACTGAATACATAGTCGTAAACCCAAAGGTATTAAAAACAGAATCACAACTCAAACAAATACGAGAACAAGCTAATAAAAAACCTTTACCTCCTCTTCCTGCTAAATGACTTCCTAAACTATGAAAAGAGATTATGGAGCAGAATATGGATAGTAAGTCAGCTATAGAGAAATATACGAATTTAAAACCAGAAATACTATGAGAAGATGAATTCCTGTGAAAGGAAATAAACTTTTCTGATGGAAAAACAACGGTACAAACTAGAATAAAAGAAAATCCTAAACAAATTATACTTATGACAATTTGAAGTAAAACATCCGATAACTTAGCAAATACAGCAAAGTGAACATGAAAATGAAGAGCAGTAGTTGACGCTCTTAAAAAGTTAGCAGATACAACATGAAAAGAACTTGTTGTACCTGATAGTACTAATAATGCTCTATCATATCGGAGAGGTATACCATACTTAAAAGAATGAAGTAAGGGTATTCCGTACGAATGACAGATGAAAAACTTTTGAAATACATTTTATTATACGCCAAATAAAAAACCTTTACCTCCTCTCCCTAAAAAATGAAAATAAAACAACTTAACTATGAAATACTAGAACCACCAATAGTAGATAAGCCTAAACTTTACTTATAGCCTAAAACCCCCATCGTTAAATAAATAACCATAACTATTTTGTTTAATAGCTTAGTAGTTATAAAGCCCACACTTTACTTTTTTGACAATATCAGTATGTCCATACAAGAACAAGCTACAAGAGAACTGGCTTGTAGACTACTAGAGGAGAAGTTTGCAACTCAAAGGAATAGTTTATATGAATTTCTATTATACTATCGAGAAATAGAAAAGAAAATTAAGCTAGATGAAAACCGACATATCAAGCTAATATGCGATAGATTAGAGGATGTATTCTATTGAAGGACTAAGAGATTAATGATCAATGTCCCTCCTAGAAGTCTCAAGACAGAAATAGTATCAAGGATATTCCCAGCACGATGTCTTTGAAAGAAAAATGAACTGAAGTTTATGGGGATAAGTTACTCAAGCTGACTATCTCAAGACAATAGCGCAGACTGTAGAGCTATATATGAAAGTGATACTTACAGATCAGTATTCCCAAGGATTAGCCTACTAAAAGATGATCAAAATACAAAACAGCACCGAGAAACAATAGCAGGATGACAATACTACGCTAGTGGAGCAACTGGAACGATTACAGGGAAATGATGTGATATAATGGTTATAGATGACCCACTAAAGCCAGATGATGCAATGAGCGATGTTGTAAGGGTGGGTGTAAATAATAACTTTCACAATACTCTTGTGAGTAGACTAAACAACAAAACGGAAGGAGCTATAGTAATAATAATGCAAAGACTACACGATGATGATCTTTGCTGACATCTTATAGACTTGGAAGATCAATGATGAGAAATACGAGAAAAGTTGGTAATACAATGAATTGCAGAAGATGACGAGGATCACAGAAAAGCAGGAGAATCGTTCTTTGAGAAGAGGTTCCCACTAAGCATACTAAATCAAATAAAGAGACAAGATGCACAAGTATTTAGTAGTCAATACCAACAACAACCAACAAACAAAGAAACACAAGAGTTTCACCAAGAACGATTTAGATACCATTGAACAGAAGCACTAGCAACACCCTGATGACTAAGAATATTCACTACCGTAGATCCAGCATTCAAGCTATCACAAAGTAACGATGAAAGTTGTATAATGACTGCCTGATTTATAGGGGATAAGTGTTATATACTGGAGTACACCGCAGGCAGAGTAGATGCAATGAAAATGCAAGATAAGATAATATACCATATAAGAAAGCGAAACCCAGAAAAGATAGGAATTGAAGCATTCCAAGCACAAACAATGATTAAGACATTCCTAGTGAATGAATTACAAAAACAAGGATTATATTGTGATATAGAGGAGATAAGACAAACAGGGGATAAGTTAAGTAAATTAAGAAAGCTAGTGCCACTGTATAAGAACTGAATGATATATCATAAGTATGATATGGAGACACTAGAAAATCAATTAATAAAGTTCCCTAGATGAAAACACGATGATATAATAGATGCATTGCAAATGCTATATGATATGTATCAGTTAGTCCCAAACAATAGAGCATTCAAACAACAGTTTTATATTGACTACGACCCGAACTGAAATCCTATTTATAACAACTACTAAATATGTTGAAACTGACACAAGAACAACAAAACAAAATAGTACTTCATGTGAGGGAGACTTTCAGTGATTATGAAACAAAAAGTCAAAACTGGAGAGATAGAATGACTAGGATATACAAGTGAGTAACGACTTTTAGAACACTATGACAATCACGAGAAACAGGATTTAAGGTCAATAAGTTGCATGAAATAGAAAACAGAATACTACCAAGAATAATGAGTAAGAATCCAAAGCCAATAGTTACCTATCAAAAAGATGACTATATTACTAACCCTGACTTAGATGTAAGTGAGATCACTGATGCGGTGGAGGACAGACTGGAAGAGATATACTGTAAACAAGATATGATTGAAAGCCTAAGACTACGAGCAAAGGGAGGCATAAGATACTGATTGTGTTTTGCTAAACTTACACCAAAGTATCGTATCGCTAGATCCTCAAGGGATGAACAAACTATGACACTAGATGAAGCAGGCAATCCAATACCAGTGACAAATAAGAAGGTAAAAGAAGAGGTATACGAACAATACACCTGAATAGATATAAAGAGTTGGTCTGATATGTATTTTGATCCTACTTATACAAGACTTGAGGACATGCCAAGTATCATAGATATAAGTAGAAATATAAGAATGAGTTACTTCACTAAAAACCCTAAGAAGTATATGAATGTAGATATGTTAGTGCAATGTTGTGCAGCAGCTAAAAGTACTGACTACGATTGATATGCAAGGAGAATACAAGAAATAACAGGACTAAGCCAGTCTATGTGAAAGATAATGCAAGCTGATAAATTGGATATAAAATGCTTTTACTGACTATATGACATTACAGAAAACGAAGGACTTAAGAACGAAAGAATGTATGAGTTTTGGACTGTTAATGATACTATTCTTGTATATGCAGACGAGATAACAGTTATGCCATATGAAGACTTCAGAGTATTTGAGGATACAGAGACTTTCTTTGCTACTGGACTACTTGAACCGATACTAGGACTACAAGATGAGATGAACTGGAAGAAGAATAGAGCCAGCGAATATGTAAATAAGATGCTAAAGCCTGACTATATACGAAGTCCAGCTAGCGGAATAGACCCAAGAAAGGTTAATCAATGACACTGAAATATCATAGTCACTCCGAGATGATGACAAGAGGCACTGCTAAACTTCGTACAGATGCCTATGAGAGAGCTAAACTCTAGTTACTTTCAAGAGCAGAATGACATTGAAAGACAAATTCAAGCAGCATCATTCACTATCAATACAGGAAGCCCACTAACTGAACAATCACTCACTCAAACAGCCACAGGAGCAAAGATACAAAACTTTGAAACTGATGCAGTCACTTGAGAAATAAGAAAGCATTTTGAAGAAGCACTTGTAAGGCTATCTTATAAGATATTACAATCAGAGTTTGAAATAGCAGATGATGTATTCCAAGTAAGGAGTAGAGGTGAAGAAGATACATTTTGGTCTATAAACAAAGAAGCACTAAGAAATGCAGTAGAGAAGTATGAAATAAAGATACAAGCCTGATCAAGTAGTTATGATGACCAAGACTCTAGGAGAAACGATGCAATAGCACAATGGAATATAGCATTACAAGCACTACAAGCAGGGGTTCCAGTCAATATGAAGAAACTCTTTGAAAACGTGGTAGCTACCTTCCCAAATATGGATCTAAAGAACTTATTTGAGCAACAGGTACAAACTACTGATATGCTATGACAACAAACTCCACAGCTCCCAGCACAACAGCCACAAGCACCAACTGCGATACCTATGAGCTAGTATAATTTGACCGTAATGTCGCAAAACTATTTATCAAGTATATATCCCCCAATGATTTCAAAACTATCTATCCACAAAGCCGTTAATCATCTTATGAGATTGCTCTCGAAAGAAAACAGTCAATGAGAATATTACGACTGACAAAAAGCTAGTATTATGGAATTAAGAGTATATCCTTGATACCAATACATTATTGACTATCGGAATATTGAAGCCGAGAATGCTATGACTTCATTAAGTGATATTAAAACTCCCAAAGAGTTGATCCCTTATTACCAAGCAAAGCATAATACTGCTATCAACTTTCTTGATTGGCTTAATAATGTAGCCGAATAGGCATTTTTATTTTATTATCCCCCTAAAACAATGGATGAACAATTGAACCAACAAGCCAATGGCACTGGTGAGAACTCAACCGACCGAGAAGCACAGTACAAAGCATTGCAATCTTGATTCACTAAACAAGCTCAAGAACTAAAAGCACTTAGAGAAGAAAGAGAAGCACAAGAGCAATGACAACAATTAGATCAAAATGGAGAGGAATGGAAAGAGTGGATTAAGCAAAATGTACTTGAACCTGAACTCGCTAAACTAAGATCATCTATGTGAGCTGAACAACACTTTACACAGCTTATGGAAGCTAACCCAGCACTTAAACCTTACGAAAGGGCAATCAAAGATATTGCCGACACTAAATGAATCGCATATGAAGATGTTATCCAAGACTATTGATTTGGATCTAAAGATAAACTTTCCAAAGCTAAAGATAGGAGTTTAGTCTGAGATAGAACGCTTGACAACCAACCGAAGTCTATTAAAGACCTATCTGAAAGCGAATGGAACGACTTACAGAAACAATACAAAAATACTGGAGATTTCTCATCTGTTGACTCATTTAGCTAATTTTATTTATTCTATTTATTAAACAAAAATGGCTAATTCATTTAACTTTGCCGACATCTGGGCAAGAAAACAACAGGATGTGTTCCTCAAGAAGTCAGTATCTATGGTAGTTGCTGACACTAAATTTAATTCTGAATTGAAATTTGGTAAGACTTTCAAAAGAAACTATTCATCTGTTACTGATGCTGATGTGCCTTCTATCGTTACAAGAGGAACTGATATGACAGTAAGAGATGTATCTGATACTACTGAAACACTTACTATCGACAAAGAATATGGTATCACTATTCAAGTACACGACTGGGATGAAATCCAATCAAGCTACGGTTTAGCTATGACTTATGGAGAACAGTATGGACAAATAATGCAGGCACAAATGGATGCTGATGTACTAGGTGAAGTAGTAAACGCAACATCTACTGTTGATTATGGCGATGTAGCTGGAACTGCTGGACAAGGTATTCCTTTGACTGTAGCAAATGTACTTAATGTAGTAACTGCAGCAACTAAGAAATTGAAGTTATTGAATGTATATGATACTGACTTAGTAGGTGCAGTATCTCCTAGATTTGAGAATATTATCTCTCTTTACTATGGAGCTAAAGTAACTGACTTAGGTGATGATGTTTCTCAAAATGGTTACTTCAATAAGATTAGTGGATATAAATTGTACTCTACAAACAACCTTACTTGTACTGCTGTACTAGGTATGGCTACTAATCCAACTGCTGGTGACACTGTTACTGCAAATGGTGTAACTTTCACTTTTGTTTCACCTATCGGAACTACTGCTGGAAACGTATTAATTGGCGCTAGTGCTGATGCGACAAGAGCAAGTCTTGCTACTTTGATGAATGCACCACAAACAACTACTGCTACTGGAGTAGCATTGTCTACTACTAATTCTGATAGGTTTAGAGCTAGAGTTACAGCTGTAAATAATGATACAGCAAACACTCTGACTGTAACTGTAAAAGGAGTTGGCGAGCTAACTGTGGCTGAAACGTTCACTGATGGTACTGATACTTGGACCACAACACTCAAGAAACAATTAAACTTGTTCGGTGTAAGAAACAAATGTACAACTCTGATTACTCAGAAAATGCCTAGTATTGAAAAAACAAGAATACCACTACAATTCGGAGATTACATCAAGAATGGTATGTTGTATGGAGTTAAGACATACTTGGATAACGCTAAAAGAATGGTTAAAGTTGAAGTATTACTTGACTAGTAATAAGTGGTGGGGAAACTCACCCTTTTACTACTACTTTTCTGTGGGGGAGAGTAGTAGTAAAAGTATTTATTATTAATCCCACACAATGAAACAAATCGTATCTATCGGAGAAAAGAAATGTTACTACTACATTAACAAGATCTGAACACTAGAAGTAAGAAAAACACCACCACAAGACGATTGATGTGTTTATCCTGCGTACTTAGTAAGTATTAACGGATCAGACGAGGACTTCTTATATAACGGTACTAATCTCTACCTAGAAGCTAAAAACAAAGAGGAAACAGTAAAAGAAATGGAACTACACGCAAAAGAAGCTAAACAAATGCAAGAAGATTGAAAGACAGAAGAAGAAATAGAAAAGCACTTTGAATGAAAAGGAACAACCTTTGTTGATAGAGTAGAATACATAATTGATAGCCCTGATGACTTCCACGCATTACTTACTAAAGCAATACAATCTATTTCTTAATCTAATACTATGAGAAGCGACTGATGAATGCTATGGTATCTCTTAAATAAAATAAGATGATGAGGAGCTTCTAACGATAGAGGCAATACTCCGGCTTTTTGATTTGATTGAACAAATGACTATATCTCATCTAACGCCACAATAGGCAGAACAGGATATGATATGAATGTAGTAGGTAACGTGAGTATAGGGAGTGATTCAGATGGTAGCTATTTTTGGATAAATTGAAATAGAGACCAAACTGCTTGAACATGAACTAGGGCATGAATTTGAACAAATACCGTTCCAGTATTTAATCAAGGTACTAGTCTTACTATTAAAGCAAGAATAAAATTTAATTCATTCGCAGTAAATAATGTGTGATGAATATTCTGAAGTACTGCTGATTTTACAATGAATATAGAATCGTCAACCAATAAAATACGTTATACTGTAAGATGATCAACTAATGTTAATGTTGATACTGCGTCCGCATTGTCGCTAAGTACCCCATATGATTTATATTTAGTATACGATAATAGTAATACAAAGTTTTATGCTTATATATCATCTGCTTGCATTTGTTTAGCTTCTTTTGCGTGTAGTTCCATTTCTTTTACTGTTTCCTCTTTGTTTTTAGCTTCTAGGTAGAGATTAGTACCGTTATATAAGAA